CGGTGTTATAGTTCGTGCCGTCAATCTTCTGGAGATACTGGCCAGCCGTACCGCCGACAGGAACGCCCGGGCCAGCGGGGCCTTGGGGGCCAGTCGCTCCGGGGACTCCGACACCGATGGTCAGGACGGCAGGGGCCATCGACCCAGTGGTGACGTCGACCGCTCCAGGGATAGTGATCGTAAGGGACATGAAATTAGGCGGTGACCTGACCGATGAGGTCGATACGCATCGTCTCGGAGTAGAAGACCGTGCCGCCGTTCAGGAACTTGATGTCCCACTTGGCCGTGCCGATGGCCCAGTCAGCGGTGGAGCCCGGGTAGACGAAGGCCACGGACAGGCCGCCGACAGCCACCGTGGCGGTGAGGTCGTACTCGTTCTGCTGCGCGTCGATGATGCTCGAGGTGACGGTGACGCCGACGAGGTTAGCGATGCCACCCGGCTCAGGGTTCCACACCATGGAGGCCGAGAAGGACGATCCGCGTTTAAAGGTGACGGTGTTGCAGCTCATCGGGTCTTAACCTTGCCCCGATTGGAAGGGGGGGGGGTCAGAAGGCCGTAAAGGTGTCGATGTCCGTGATCGACGTGATGGCGTTCAGGCCGATGTCCTGCCCGAACCAAGGAGCAGAGGCTGGGTCATTCTCAAAAGCGTCCGCCGTGGTCGCCACCGTCCCCCCGCTGTAAGTCACTGTCAGGCCCACCAAAGAGTCCGTGATGTCCTTGAGGTCTAGTTTGTTGTTAACGCTGGTGTAGACCGGGTTTGTCGTGTCGTTCCAGTTTGCGTCATAAGCGCCAATGCTGATGTAGCTAGGGGATGTCCCGAAGCCATTGTTATAACCGACGATGGGGCCTCCGTTTTCCTCGTGGGGATTGCTGTTGATGTCGAACCAAGTGAACTTACTGGGCCACTCGTAGACCCGTACGAACAGGCCGTCGTCAGGGTGAAAGCCTGAGTCGATGACCAGGTTGTGATACTGCGGGCCCGGGCCGACATACTTGTTCCACTGATCGTAAGCGCCGATGAGCGGGCAACGCAAATGAGCCCACGTCGAGTAGGCCCCCGTCGTCGACTGTCCGATGACCTCGCCCATCAGATGCGGGCGTAGTAATAGCGGGCCGTGATGCCGGCCAACTTGATGCGGTCAGCCCAGAGGGAGCCGGTGACGTTCTGGTTTACCGTGAAGGTCGTCGGGGTCGTGATGCTGTCGACGGTGATTGTGCCGATGACGAGGTAACCCCAGGTGTCGCTGTCGGGGGTCACAGGGAAGGTGTTTCCGCTGATGATGACCGGATACTGATTGCTCGTATCGTCGTCGTCTGGGTAGGTGTAAGGGGAGGCAGTCTTAGGCCCAGCCCGCAGCGTGATGTAAGAGGTCTTGGTCGTGGCGTCGTAAAAGGCCGTCACGATTTCAGCGGTCGGAGGGTTGGCTACCCCGGAGGTCGTGCGGTCGAGTTTGACGGTGGTCCCGCTGGCGTAGTCGTCGAGCAGTGGCACGAGGTTGTTAAGGGTGCCGGACTGGACCTGATAGGTCACGGTCGTGGCGCCGCCCGAAGTCCGCAGGGCTACGTTCACAATCTTCAAGGGGTGGCCTGAGACCACGCCGTCCCGACCCGGAAACGGGTCAGACGTGTCCAGCGTGAACCCATGCGAGGACGAGTCGAAGTTATAGCCGACTCCGGGTTGAATCTTCATCAGGCAGCAGCGTAGACGCTGGCTACGTAGCCCTCGCGGTTGAAGCGCAATTCATACTGGACCTTGTAGAGCAGGCCGAAGTCTTCGAAGGACACCTGAGCCAGGAGCAGTTGGTTCTTTCCGCTGATCGTGAAGGAAGTTCCCATGTAGGTCGGCACCAAGTTTTTTGACGCAAAGGTTCCGTCCCCGGAGGTCTTGCCGACCGCGTTACGCAAGTTGACGACCAAGGCCGAGCTGCTCGTGTAGAAAACGCCGGACAGTGAACACTGCGGGGCAAGGTAGTTGGTCTTGCCGTAGAAGTCATTAAACTCGGCCTTCTTGAAACCCATGAACTTGCGTCCCTTTGGGCTTTCAAACGTTGAGCCATTGTTTCCTCCGTATTCGCTAGTTCCCGTAACTAATTGATAGTTCGGGTCAGCCTTCGTGCCAGGGCTAGTCCCGACGCCAGCAATCGGAGAGCCTGAGAAACCAAGCGCCGTGGCCGTCTCGAAGAAGTTCGGGTGGGTCGTAATGTGCTCAGAGGTCAGGCCCTGAGAGCCGGTGATCTGCGGGTCGGTCGAGGTCGCTCCGCCGTCGATGCCAACGTAGTCCACCGTAAGGGTGGCGACTTCCAGCGCGTCATAGGTGATGCTGTAACGATGGGCCGCGCAGTTGGCGTTGATGGGGCAAGTCGAGCCGCGGTTCACGACCGAGCCGAGGGCGGCGGACTCGTCTGCCTTCCAGACGACCGTGGCCGTCAGCAGGCCGTAGCCGTCGTCGGAAATCTTAGCCCCTGGCTGCTGGACCGGGGTGGTGAGGGCGTTGCCGTTCTTTACGATAGCCATAAATTATTTGCCCATGAGCAGGGCGGCTCGGGAAGGGGTGGAGTTCATCCAAGAGGTCGCGCCGGGGTCGCCTGCGATTTTCTCGAGGATTGTGTTAGTCTTTTTCTGCTCTTCGAGCTGGGCGTTCATGGCCTCCATGACCGGGTTCGGTCCCACGCCGATTACGTTGCCGAAGCCTTCGGGGCCTTTGAAGTTGGTGGCGGTCTTGCCCGATTGAATGTCTTTGCCCATGTCGGCGCGGATGATGTCCAGCACCGCCTTTCGGATTTCCATGTTTTTGACGGCAAAGGCCAGCATGGCCTCATCTCCGCCTTGACCGATGAAAGGGATGGAACCACGTGCTTGCGCTTGAGCCATACCTGCCACCGTTCCTGGGCTGATTTTCTTAAAGATTTCAGCGGTCCTAGGATCGTTTTGCAGGAAGTCTTTGACCAATTCTTCTTCACCCATCTGGGCCTTTCCTCGATTTCCTTCAGCTTCACGACGTTTCTTTTCTGCGGCAAGATAACGTGCCTCAGCGCTGATGAACCTAGATTCTCCGAGTTCAGCAAAAGCAAGGGCCTCGGCCATGTTCTGACGCTGCTTCTCAAAGCTTGCCTGAATGGTTTGGATGGCCGCATTGACAAGCGCCATGGGGGCAAGGAATCGCAGGAAGATATCCTTGAATCCGGTACCGAACTTTTTCTGGATGTCTTCGACCTGTTTGCCAAAGGACACAGTGGCCGACTTGGCCTTGTCCATCGCTTGCGGGACGTCGGAGGTCGTCTTGATGTTGACTGTCAGGTCTTGGGCCATGTCAGGGGGTGCTTTCCTTTGCAGGATTGGAAGCAGCCGCCGCGGCCTCCTTGGCTTCCTCCTCGGCCATGAAGGCTTCCTCCTCGGGCGACATGATCGCCACGTCGGCCCCCTTGCGGATGGCCAGGGCGGAGTTGAGCCAGATGGCCTGACACTCCGGCATCTCCCAAGCGCGCTTCTCAGGGATGCCAGACGCAATCAAGTTGGCCACGATGGACAGCGGCCAAGGCACCCCTTTGTCACCGCCCCCTGACTTGGTCTTGGTCTGCTCCCAGAACTTCGGCCAGTCCTGGACGAGGATATAGCCGGCGAAGGCTTCGACTAGGCGTTCAAACTTTTCCGGCCTGCGACCTAGGTGCAGGATACGCAGTTGGTCCCTCCAGCCAATCTCGCCCAGCTGCTCTTCGGCGCATACTTGGCAGGCAAAGATAAGGTCCGCAGGGGTGATGCCGCGGGAGCCGGTGACCAGCGGGGAGTCAAAGGCCATCAGACGCACCCGATACTTGAGGCACCAGGGGTAAAGAGTTCGACCCAGAAACCTGAAAGGAGCCGGGTCGACGTAGGCGTTGAGGAAGCGACGGTCCACTGTCCTCTAGACTGCCACCTTTTCGGGGGTGTCAATTAGGCAGGCGTGATGCCTTCGTAATCAATCGCCGTAATCGTGACGGCGGTGAAGCCCTTGTTCGAGCCCTTGTCGTCAATCTTGGTGATGGTGCCGACAAAGGACACGGAAGCAGAGCCAGCCGGATAGGCGGAGGCGGTGTTCACCGTGAAGGAAAGGGCGGCGCCGAGCACCGGCATGGTCGAGGTCTTGGCGATGCCTTCGATGGTGATCTCGGACTTGCGGTCGTCGAGGCGGTGCGTCTTGGTCAGGCCAGCCTCATCGACCACAGTGGCCTCGGCGTTGAAAGAGGACGAAAGGCTGTAGGACTGCACGAACAAATTGGTGACAGTACCCGCGATTGCGTAGATGCAGCTAGTTCCGTTTGAGATGGCGGCCATTTGTAATTGCAGGCTTTGGAATTGGCTTAGGCAGGCAGGACCACCAGCACGTCAAACGAGAAGGAAGTCGCCCAGGAGCGCTCGTCGATGCCCTCGTCTTCGGACTGCATCGTGACGTCGTAACAGGCCGCGTCGGTCGAGGTGACGAAGGCCGCCTTGATGCTGGTCAGGTCACGCATATTGCCGGACAGGGCGGCGCAGCGGGCACGGTGATCCGCGAGGGTCGTGTCGTCGGCGTTGGAAAACAGGGTGATGCGGACCGAGCAGCTGAAGTTGCCTTCGCCTTCGGGGAGGTCGGCAGGGCTGCGGGCGGACTCGCAAAGGACCACGGCCTTGGGCAGGGTCTGCGTCGCGGCGTTGTCGCCCGTCAGGAAGGCCACGGTGGTCAGCCCGGTCTGGGTGGATAGGTAGGTGGCCAAGGTGGCCTCTACGATGTGGCGGATGGATTTGGTTCCCATAAAGGTTAGCGGCGGTTGGCGCGCTGGATGGTGCTGTTCATGTGCTTCTCGAAGCGGGCCTTCATCTGCTTGACGCGGTTCGCGTAGACGAGGCCGAGCACGTCGGCGTCGGTGGCGATGCCGTTCACGTTGCCCTGCGTGTTGGTCACGCTCAGCTCGACGACTTTCTCGTTAGCCGTCAGGGTGTTCGTCCCGCGCACCTGGTTGTGCCGGTTAATCCAAGCAACCTTGAGCAGCTCGACGCCAAAGTCCTTGGGGACGCCGTTGATGACGGGCTTAGGCAGGGAGCGCAGGGCCGAGGCCCAGCCCGCCTTGATCATGCCGACCATGGCTTGGCGGTCGCGGATGTATTGGTCGAGGTCGGACTTGGACTCGACGAGCATCTTGAGTTTGACCGGGCGGACGGACTTGCCGATGCGGCCTCCGAACTTGCCCTTGATGCGGTTATGCGGAGGACGCAGCTCCTGGACGAACCCTTGGCCGTAGTCGGTCATCACAGGGTTGGTCGTGTTAAAGTAGTTTTTAGCCTTCTTGAACGCCCGGTCATAGTCGCGGTCGTTCGCGATCTTGCGCATGATGGGCGGGAGGTTCTTCAAAGCCTGGAGCGAGCCCTTGCCGATGACCTTGTTGAACAGGCCGATGTCGTTGGTCTTGGTGGCGTAGGCCAGCTGATTGGTCAGGAGGGCGGCGGCGGAGTTCGAGCTGCGGTCGTTGGCCGCGACGAACATCTTCTTGATGTCCCCGGCCACGGCGTTGTCGCCCGCCACTTGGGCCGCCTTGGATAGGCCACGGCCTCCGCCCTTCGGCAGCGGAGGGGTAAAGGTCGCCGCATCTTGGCAGGCAAGGGCGGCTTGTTCAAGCGCCGCGTCTCGCATGGTCTGCCCGGTGTTGGCCGCGAACTGACGCAGGGCGGCGATGAACTCAGCCTGAGACTTCGGACTGATGCTGACCGACACCACGGGGGGTTACTGGTTGTCGTCGATGACGACGAGCGTGATCCATGCCGACCCGGGCTTGTAGGTCTGGGTCGTGATGCGGACGTTCTTCCCGCCGGCCACGATCTTCTTGCCCTGGGCGAGGGAGGCGATGGGCACCCCTGCCGACAGTAGGGCCGCCGATGCCCCCATAGACCCGTCTGGCTGGCTCCAGGAGGCCGTTACAGCGGGGAGCCTGACCGTATACTGGGTCCGCTCCATATACCCCCCTGCTTCAAGCACGGTCTGGACAGCGGGGTCGGAGATGAGGCAGGAGAAGGTGATGGCGCCAGAGTTGGCCGACCCGGCCACGCCGAAGTCCGCCACCATCTCTTTGGCGTCGTTGAGAAACTCGGTTCCGTAGAGGCTCATCCTATACTTGCCCGCTTTGGTAGGGGGACAAAAAAAGACCCCCATCGCTGGGGGTCTCGTTCGAGCCTTGGACCGCTATTAGGCGGCGGTCTTGAGGCGGTGGAGGGAGGTCGCGCGACCGACAGCGGCACCGAAGAGCAGCGTGGCGGTGACGTTGTAGTAGCCGCTCTGTTCCTGGCCCATGAGGACCTGGACGCCGAGGCCGGTGTCGGCGTCGACAGCGTTGGCGACTTCGAAGCCCGGGATTTCGGACATCGGGAGGGCCGAAGCGACAGCGATAGCGTCAGCGCCGCAGGCGAAGCCAGCGAGGTTTTCGGCGTTGGCAGGGAGGCTGTTCCACTGGTAGACAGCGGCGCCAGCGAGGGTGCCGATCTGGCCGGAGGTCAGGATGCCAGCACCGAGGACGGAGTTGCCGATGATGGTAGCGTCGCCCAGGAGGCCGTTGGCGTAGGTGCTGTTCAGGATGAACGCGCGGGGCTCGGCGGCCTTGGCGGCGTCGAGCACGCCCTTGGCGGTCACGACTTCAGCGTAGGTCAGCGCGGCACCAGTG